TAACTTCCCGGTATACCGACCGAACCGCTTTGTCAGTAGCCCACGCAACAGCACGCACCAACTGCAATTCTTCGTAGCACCGCTGTAACGCCTGATCCGATAACGACGCGAACTTCTCATCGCTTTGACCTAAGTAACTGGAGAGCCGTCCGCGTAAATAACGCCCTAGCGGCAATAAACGAGCGCCATGAGCTAGACGGGAATGGTGACGATTTTCCAAGTTGTGACGCATCAGCTCCGACGCTACATCCCACAACGCATTTGCACCAATACCAGGACGCAGGGACATACGAGCAAATTCCGGCGTCCGACCGGCAAGCCGAGCATCCGTCGAGGAAGTCATCTTCTTCACAACGTACCCGGCGATATATTGTGCACTTTGTTCCGTGAGCGACCCCACCATAACGTGACCAAAACCCCAAGTCTCTCGCACATCTAAACACTGGGGACATTGGCATTCCCCTTCGATATTCCGAACTCCACCAACGCAGCTAGCATGATTGAAAATTGCTGCGTGGTAATGGGGTCGCTGAGTTTGATCTCCGTATTCACCACAAGCGAAGAACCGGATTTTTCGGGGTTCCACACGGCGACGGAAACGCTTGAGCCACGCTGACAAATCGTCAGGTTGTAAACTCCCTGAAGCAGGCACCTTATCAGGGGCGTAGGTAAGGGTAACGAACGACGACGCGCCATGACACATTTGCTCCAACATTAAACGATGAACCCACGTGCGACGCTTGTTGAAACGGCAAGGCATACACTGGCCGCACCCGAATGCAGCCTTGCCACTTAGAAAGGGATTAACGCACCTCACATCCGATACCCGATGCGAAGCCGACGAACCCCCCGACGACGACGAGACGAACGACGACGACTGTGAAAACGAGTGTGACGACGACGACGACGAAAGCGCACTTGAACCACCGTCCTTTCAGTTACGGAGACATACCGGGATCATAAGCACCCCCGGAATTGGTGAACGCAGGAGCTATATTCTGCAAGCCGAGATTAGAAACAGAACGAGAAATATCAGGCCGAACGAAAGTCGGGTCCGCCTGCTGAGAATAAGTATCAATCCGAGACGCATCATAAGGCCCCGTTGGATTTATCGAAAAGTTCGACTGAGTGAAAGCAGCAGAAGGACGAACAACAACAGACCCATCAGGCATAGAGAAACGCTGAGCAGCGGGTTTAACGTCCTCGGTATAACGAGGGTCGGCAACAGGAAGGGGAACTGAAGGAGGCGACCCAGTAGAACCGAGCGCACGATTGACCGTGGAATTAACGGCCTGCATCCGAGCCGTATCAGCATTCATATTGTCGATCTTAGCCTGAGTGAGCGCATTATCAAGCTGCGTAGATTTATCATCCGATGACGACATTGCGTTAGCCGCACGAGAAATATCAGAACCCGCAGACGTAAGGCTTTCGCCAAGAGCATTGGAGCCGACCTGAGTAGCAGGCTCAACAGTCGAGATACCGAGAGCAGCAAGAGGATTGATGCCAGCCTGAGTAGCATTGTTACGGAGCCAGGACAGCGAATTAGCTTCCGCACTCGCGGAATTTTCCAGATTGGCAGTATTGGCTCTAGTTTGGGAAGCTTGACCATAAAGACCTCCAATTAGATTTAGTCCGCCAGAAACAAGACCTCCGAGAAGTGAACCCATATTAGCACCCGATTAGTGAGAGAGGATTGAAACGATGTTTTACACGGTGACCTTTGTTGTGACGACGAGCGAATATAACCTCGCGCCGAACCATACGCTGAATACAAGGAATCGAGAGTGTAGGAGAACGGAACATCCTCCGAGTGACAGCATCAGCATTTACTTTGATCCATGCGTCCGTGGTGTAGATAGTTTTTGGATTACCGAAACGGTTAGTGAATGAGAATGATCGGCGGTCGGCGGCTGAAGCCGAAGCAGAAAAAGCTTTGGCGCGCCGCTCCGCTGCGGCCCGATTGAGCAACGCGGTTTGCCGCTGCTGCAATTTGGAGAGCCTCGACATCGCCGATTTATAAGCAAGCGACCTCGATATCGACGGATCACGTTCGAGAACATCCCGAACGCGCTTGCGACGAGCCTCAAGCTCGTCAGAGAATTTCACTTGAAATTCTTTCAACTGAGTTAAATGAAATTTATTAGCCGGAGACAGGCGGTCGTTTCTAGCCTCCAACTCCGCCCGCGCGCGGGAGAGTTCAGCAAAGAAACGACGCTGCCTAGCCTCATCAGCGGAGAGGCGTTCCGGCATTTTGTAAGTGTATTTTGAGAATAGACCCATAGGGATTATTACGATTTTAGAAGTAGTTAGCTAGTGAAGTGTCACCTAGCACAGTACATAATCGAGTAATATGTACTAGGTGGTGCCGGTGCCCGGCACGGTTAGAGGCACCACAGGAGCCGTAGGGGTGGCCGTAGAAGGGGCAGGCGCAGGGGGGGGTTCCCCCTGCACCCCCCGGTTGGCGCTGCGGGTGCGGCCGCCGGCGCCGCGGGAGCAGGGTCAGGGATTGGGTCAAACACCGCCTCGTAGGGCGTATGCGGGTCGAGAGGGTCATCTTCGACATCAAAGTCGGACGCTTCGTCAAAAGTATCGAAGTCCTCAGACGCGATCGCAGCATTAAGAGTTTCAGAGCGCACCATGCGCTTAATCATTTCAGCAAGAGTATCAGGCCGCTTAAGATCCGTAGGCACAGCGAACGGAACGGGATCTGGAATTTCACGACCGTTCTCATCTTGACCCGAAGAAACTTGAACACCGTCGGCATCGACGGGACCATCAAACACAGCAATCTTTCGGAGTATCCGCACGGTAGCCTCCATTAAAAAAGGGGGGCGCGAATGCGCCCCCCTGGTGATGACGAACGCCCAACTAGAACGTCATCGAAGTGCCTTCTTTAGAAACGAGACGCCGAGCCTGTATACTATGGTTCACCATCACATACAAGTTATCGTCCACAGTGTCGGCGAAGATACGAGTTGACGGCACACAAGAAGTGAAAGTCGAGTTTAGAGCAGGCGCAGAACCAAACTCGCGAGACAGATGCCAGCTATCCAAAGTGCTGTTACGAAACTGGCCAGCAACGCTACTTTCAAAGCGCCGATATTCGTCGTAACGATCCTGATAACCGAATACGACATTGCCCACAGAAGCATCAGCCTCATAGCCCGCAATCTGCTGTTGCCCGATATGCTGTAGCTCGCGTTGCCAATAATCCTCTTTAGTTCCGACCATGCCATTTATTGTTTGACCTCGCCACCAAGCGCGACCCATGCGCTGCGAGTACATTGTTTTAGGTCGGACAGACATGAGGGTCATAACGATCCCATGCTCCTCAAAGAAGCGGCGATAACGATTAGACCGCATAGCAGTAATGCCGTGACCACCAAACTGACCAATACCGCCGAGCCCTCCGGCTGTACCGGCGGTAGTTGGAGCCGTCTGCAGCACCTCGGAGAACTGAATAGTGTTCTTACCACCTCCCAGATATTCAGGCCGTTGCAAACGAGCATCAGAAGAATGAACGCCGAGGTAGCGCAAATATTCGACATAGCGTGAACCATAGCGAGCACGAGCCTCCTGCCATCGTTGCATTGCGAACGCATGACGAACAACGTTGATGTCTACTCCGGTAGCACCAGCCAAGTTAGCAAAGATTTGAGCATAGTTAGACGCGCCAGTAGGCGACGCCGCACCGGACGTTTTAGCGATAACGCCGGTCGTGCCCATTGTGTAGGAAACGGTAGTGCCAGAAGTCTCCCGCACGTTCGCTTGCGCGGCGGTAGCCGTGCCATCTTGAAAACCAAGCCCGGTGATAGGAGCAAGACCACCAACAGGAACAGAAACAGCGGGACCCTTTTGCTCCCACGGTCGCGCACTCGTAAGATAGTCCTTCTCCCAATTAATGTTCTGTATCGAGACGCTCGTAGTGCTGTCCGTCCCGTCACCGAGAGATAGCGCGACCGGAGTTTGTAAGTCCTGATCACGATAGAACTCATTAAATATCAGAGCATAAGCCCGAGCAGGCAAAGCGTTGGCCAGAACAGCACCACTAAGTCCAGACGTCGGCCATCCTAAATGATCCATCAAACCGGACACAGTCACGTTCGAGATAGACAGTGCAGGGTGAGCAGTAGTGTCAAGGCCGTTAGCACCGCCAGTGATAAAGTTCTCCCAATTTGTCCAAATGATACGATTGGGAACGAACCAATGATGAAACCGAACCGAGACCGGATGCATAACGGGGGTAACAAGGGGGGCGCAGCGAATAAGAGCAGACGTGGCTTGCTGAATGGTATCCCCCGGCAGAGCTTCGTACCACGTAACCGGTACGAGTTGCCCCATTTTACAAGTCAGCAGCTTGTAGTGAGACAGAGAAAATTTAGAACGCTTCATAGCGACCTCCTGTATTTTAGACGCGCCCGCCCTTCGAGCGCATTTGAGTACGGCTCAT